CATCCATAGAGCCTCTATCTTCTTTGACCTTGGTCGCTCTGGCTTTCTTTGGCTGAGGTGGCATTATCTTCTTGTAACATACCGGTCCGTAACCTCTCAGGATGCTCTCGGCATCCTTTAAGGCTCGCCCGCATTTCTCGCATATCATGCACTCTCTCCCTGGAAATCAAAGACATACGCTGTGTTTTCGGAGATACCCTCTGTCGAAAAGTCGCTCCACGCATGCCCTTGCCTGTAAATTCTTCCGGCAAGTATGTCCAAAGCATACTCTTCACGTTCAGCATCTTTCTTTAGCCACACGCAACTTGCCTTTACATGGTCTATAATCCGCTGTAACAGTGCCTCAGATCCGGATGCAGCTACGCATTCTCTCATGATTTCAACCCATCTTTCCGGCTTAAAATTTCCCGCATGCGTTTCGTATGTTTCCGCAAATGCTAATACTTCCTTTTTGTTCCCTCTACTATTGACAAAATATTGGCCAGTCCCATTTGAGCGACCAACCCTGTGACTTATCCTATAATCCTCCATCCTGTGTACCTGCATCAGCCCACCTCCTTAACCCTCGTAACATGGGAGCAACGGAAGATTGGTCCCATAGTGTTCCCTCCCTTGTCAAGCAATGCATAATAATTATGCTTCAAGTATAGGTTCGGATTATGCTTGACTGCGTCTGTATTGGTCTTCTGCAGACAGCCCTCGTAGGCTCTTCCATCAAACAGCAGCACCTTGACCTGTCTGCCTATGTATGTTTCAAGCTTTTCTCTCTTCATTCACTGTTCTCCTGTTCCATGCTTTAATTTGATTATCCATTCTCCACCTCCGCGAATCTCATTTGTCCAATCACTTGCATATCAAATTCTTTTATCAAGTCCTCCATCGTAAGTTTTGGTACTGTAATATTCATTACCATATCGCGCCCATACTCATGTATATACTTCTGTATCCACCATGCCTCTATATTGTTCAAATACTCCTGTGACTTAACTCTTACCTCTGTAATGGTCTCAAAAGTAAGATCTGTAATATTTCCCTTTAGACCACTCTTTACGTGTTCTTGCCAGCGGAAGAACGGCATATATACAGTCTGCCCTATGTAGTGCATGTTTGTGATTCTGTTATAGATGTGATATATGTATCCATACACACCCCCATTGCTTTCATAGCCTTCTCTTTCCTGAAACTCCCCATCGGAATATGGATTGATTTTGCTTTGTACTACCCGGCGACAGTCATACGAGCAAAAGTGATATTTTACTCCATTATCGGCTGTTATGCTTGGAAAATCTTTTGCCTTTCCCTTTATTGGCTTATGGCAATTAAAACAAATCGTATCCACATCTACCATAAATCTCTCGTAGAAAAATGCATTGCTATCCATAATCAAAGCATATACTCCACAACCTTTTCTTGGTTTTGCAAACCTCTCCACTCCGCTTCTTTCTCTAACAGCTTTTTTAGCATCTTCTCTCGTCATATCTTCTCCACAAAGATAATACTCATCCAGAAGTGTTCCTCTTCTAGCCTCCCACACATCTATATCCGTGTATTCTTTAAGTTCCTCATCAGTTTTGTAATCAAAAATACGAATCCACCAGTATTTCAATAAGTATCACCTCACAATCCTTAGTTTTTCTCTGTTCTTCCTTGCATGATAATCATCTATCATATACTTCTCGCACTCTTCCCGTTCCATATTTTCTGAGTTCTCTCCACCAAATACACTGCATATATCGCAGAAAAAGCATGGTTTCCAGTCATACGGCACTTCCTCCGGTCTTACAGTTCTACTTTCTGCATTATTTATGCAGGAATTGCACAAGCAGTAATAGCAAGGATCATTCATTAACGGTCTTTCTGTTTTTTGTGGTCTACAGTCTAGTTCTTCACTTACAGTTCCAGACTTATCAAATCGCATTTGTCCTTTCATGACTTTTGAGTCCTTATTCCTGTGTTTTTAACACGTTCAAGATACCCTCTACTGCCTTGTCCCAGAAGATGTTTGCAAATTCTTCAACAGTGCAAACCGTATCTTCATCCCAGTCAACAACCATTGCGTCATCACACTGACACAACTCACAGCCGCTTTCTTTCAGTGCTTCGTTTGCATATTCCGTTACAACCGTCTGCGTATCGGCATAGTCACATCCTCTGTTTAAAATATCCTCAAGTTCTTCTATTGTTTTCTTTGATATTTTCGCCATGTACCTTTCCTCCTAAAGTTCAGTTTAATACCAAATCATCATTCTTCGTTTTTTATAACATTCTTTAAGAAAAAGTTTTAAATATTCATAATCTTTTCCATCTGAATATGCTGCATAAGTAAATATTTTCCCAGTAAAATCAATGTCTTTGATAAGGTTATATATTTTTCCGCAAGTCTTATATCCGCACTTTCCTTCACAATCAGATTGAAAAAGAAAGTCAGCAATATCTTTATCCTCATTTTTAAAGCGATCATCTGCTAAAATACTATTTATTCGCTCGTTGTATTTTTTCTGATCTAATATAGCCATGCTCGTATTGGCATACACTTCTCCTAATTCTTTATCCCAAGCACTTGCAATATTGGCTCTTAAATTATTAAAACCGATATATCCCATATCAAATGAATAATTAGATTTTTTACTTGTTAAACACACTCCCATTTCATTATTTCCTTTCTGTGCTAAATTCTAAATATGTTCAGTTTATTAATCCAAGTAGTCTCTTATATCGTCAACGGAACTAGCAAGGAAGCTGTCAAAGACCTCATCAATTTTTTCAAGCAATGGCTCGTTATCGTATCCCTCATTTTCCATTTGGTCTGCAAAGCCTTTTTGTTTACATCTAAAAAGACCGTTTCCCTCTCTCTCCCACTCTTTTTTATATAAGTTTCCATCTACCTCTAATGTTTCATTTACACCATTTTCTGTTGTTTCAATACTGTATCTCATTGTTCTACCTCCGCTAATTTCTAATTTTCATATCTTTTGTCTTTAACTTCAACAAACTCTTTTGAATTACGCTCTACGATAAAAATGATTCCATCGCTTCCTTTGACTGTCATATAATTTGCGGTATCTCCCAAATCAATAACAATTTTTCCGTTAACAATTTGTGCTGTTGCAAATATTTTTCTTCCTGTACTCATGATTACTACCTCCACTAAATCTTAATTATGTGTATCTCTAAAGTTCTCCATTGCCCACTTATTACCAGTTGCCTGCACCTTTGCTCTAACTCTCTCCTGTGGTGTAGAACCTCTGCCGACACATGCGAGTATAGATTTCCTTACGGAGCTTCCCTCCGTCAGCCCCATTGCGTCCAGAGCCTCCTTTGTTCCACACTCATCACAGATCATCGTCTTGTTGTCCACCCTCGACAGAGCTCTTAACCATTCCGTATCTCTTCCACATTTCGGACACTTCATATTTTCTTTCATGGCCGGTGTGATTGCCGCACCAATGGTCTTTGCGGTATGCACCTATGCAGTAATTCACATGAATGCAGTTTCCACACATTTCCTCCGGATCCATTACTCTCCTTTCTGGGCGGTGCACCACGACCGCCCTGTTTTATTTCGTGATATACTTTATTCCTGACCATAGGTTAACTTGGTGCCTGATTGCTGTTCCAGATATTTCTTATTGGCGGCTGATATAACCGCCAGCACATCCTGTAATCTGCATGTGATCAGCAGATTCTTCTCCGGTATCTCTAATGTAACGATACCTCCCTGCACAGTTGATGTGATTTTAATATCACACTGCTCCAGATTGACTGCTCCGCCTTTCCGTAGGCTCTTTCCATTGCGAATTTTTCTTATCACTGCTTTTCCGTCTATTGCCATTGCATCTGTAAATCCTGCCATTTATGCCTCCTTGAAATTTACCGGAAGTACCAGGGCTGTCATATCGCTATCATCTGCCTTAATAAGAGCAGGCTGTTTGGCCGAGGTAAGCTCCAACGTTACTGTGTCACATTCAAAAGCCTTGAGGCTGTCCATCATAAGCCTCGGATCAAAGGCGATCTTCAAATCTTTCTCAAATGGTTCGATTACCGGAATCTCCTCGTGAAAGTCTGCCATGGTGCTTCTGTATGTAAGTCCAATGGTGTCTCCGCTCATGTCCATGATTACAGGTGCCTTGTCTTCTGCCGAGCCGCAAAGCCTTGCACGATTGATAGCTTCCATTAACACTCTGCGGTCAATGATTGTGAACATTTCACCGCTCATGAACATTTTCTTGTACTTGAAGTATTCACCCTGGATAATTCTGGTGTAGACCTCATATTCCTCCGACTTGAACAATGCTCCGTTTCCGTCATGGTAGATGGAGACATCACCCTCGAAGTCCATCTTCTTTACATTCTCCATAGCAGCTCTCGGCACGATAATCTGAAACTCTCCCTCGTAATCGATACAATCCCAGGCAATCCGGTGTCCGTCCAGACCGACAAAATTCAGCTTACCATCTACGCACTCAAGGTACATACCCAGCATCTGCTGATTGGATCCGCTTGCCGCAACTGCATAGATTACATGGTCGATTGCCTTTTTCAGTTTCAATGCCGGTATCTTTGCAGGCTCTTTGTCTGTATCAATGCTCTTTGTGTAGGCAAACAACTCTGCGTCCAGGGTTTTGAACTGGTTCTTGATCGCCCCTGTCTTGATAACAAGGTTTCCTTTGCTCACACTGATATCAAGTTCCCCGTCCGGAAGGCTGCCAATGAAATCAAAGGCTTTCGCAGGGATGATGAATGGTTCTGTTTCCTCCTCCA